TTGATACAAGCAGTTTCTTTTTCACCCTCAAAGCGCTTGAGGCGTCAGAAGAGGGGCAACCCTACACTGACACGCAGCGGAATTCTGCCCCCGTTTTGCTTGGGGGCATTACTTACGCTCGCGTGTTAGAGATCATCGATCCGTACACCGTCACGTTTGAAGATGGCACCTATGTTGTTCAGCTTGTCGGGTCGAACAACAATATGATCGAAAAGACCAATCCGAATCAAGTTTCTGTACAGGGTAACAACGCCGCTGGTCTTATCCAGACAGAAGAGATCCAGTATTCATCATTCCAGAGCGGCGTGACCATCGACCAAGCGAATGGTACGGCAGGGCAGGCCTACCCAGCAGGCACTCTACAAAGCCCAGTCAACAACCTAACAGATGCAAAATTCATCGCGGAACTGCGAGGCTTCGACAAGTTTTTCATCAAGGGGGTGTTCACGTTTGACGCGGCAGACACCATCGACGGATTTGAGTTTGCGGGCGAGTCATTCACGCGCACGACGATTAACCTTACATCCGCTGCACTTATTGAAAACTGTAGATTCTCCAACGCTGCCCTGTCTGGATCACTCGATGGCGGCAACGATGTGTTCTCTTGCCGGATAACGTCTCTGGATTATATTGACGGCATTATCTATGACTCAGAACTTGAGGCGGGCACAATATCGCTGGGTGGAGCACAAGCTGATTTTATCCGTTGTTACAGTGGCGTAGCTGGAGGTGGCGCATCTCAGACGCCAGTCCTTGATCTAGGTGGTACAGGAACGGCACTGGTTGTCCGCGATTACCAAGGAGGCTTGAAGCTCACAAACTACACTAGCGGAGCCGATGCTGCATCAATTGATTTGTCGTCGGGCCGGGTAACGTTCGATAGCACTATATCTGCGGGTGTGTTTGCTGTTCGCGGAGTTGGTTTTGTCGAAGATAACTCCACGGGGACTGCGGTTATTAAGTCGCAGATTCTCGACGCCAATTCAATCAATCACAGCTTGTACGATGGCAGCGTTCACGTTAACACCGTATCAGGTGTGCCGGGCACAGAATTCCCAGTTGGGACGACAGCCCGCCCAGTTAACAACATTGCTGACGCCTTAGCAATTGCTGACCATCACGGGTTCCACGCCTTCACTATTCATGGGCCAATAACAATCCCAGCGGTAGGGGATTTTAGCGGGAAGCTATTTAAGGGGACACCCAATGCGGTGCCTGTCACGGTCAGTGCCGGGGCACAGGTTGATAATTGTAGCTACGAAGTTGTCCAGTTATCTGGGCAGCTAAGTGGAGTATCCCTACTGCGAGACGTTTTGATCGTCAACATTACCGACTTTAACGGCATCGCCGAGAACTGTGTTATCGCAGGCGGGGCAACATGCTCAGGGGTTGGCGATACCCTGTTTATCAATTGCTACAGTTCAGTAGATGTTACGACTGTGCCTACCATCGACTTCGGCGGGGCAGCAGGCCCGGATGTTGTATTTAGGGGGTATTACGGAGACATTAAATTCGCCAATCTGAACCGAGCCACAGCCAAGATTTCGATGGACTTGGCCAGCGGTGACGTGGTGATTGATTCAACGATTCTCGACGGCACTATAGTTGTTCGCGGCCAGGGGACTATCGTTAACAATTCAACGGGAGGCACCGTCGAAGACGACCTGTTGCAAACTGTTGACGTCCAATATGCTTCCTTTGAAAATAATAGCGTTTGGGTTGATACGACCTCTGCTAACACAGGCGTTAAGTACCCAGTGGGCACGGTTCGCGCCCCGGTTAATAATGGAGTTGACGCCCAACTCATTGCGGATGATCGTGGCCTTTATAACCTGACCTTTAGAGGTAACACGACCGTAACCAGTGCCCACACGAATATGAAATTCTGGGGCAGAAGTCCACGCACGACGCAGATAACTATTGATACATCGGCAACCCTGAGCGGCTGCGAATTTGAACTGTGCCTATTGTCTGGTGACTTGGGCAGTAACGGTTCTTCCTACATGATCACGGTTGCGCTGAAAGATGTGACAGGCATATTCGGGCACCTGGAGAATTGTGTGATCCGCGAAGGCACGAACACGTTGTCTACGCCCAACGGATTCGTCATGCTGAACAAATGCGCGGCGGTTTCGGCGGTGAACCCCGGCACAGACATTCCGATACTTGACCTTAACGGGTCGGGTCGGGTTGCTACCCGTAGCCTCGACGGTGAAATAATCTTCCAGAATAAAAGCAGCGGCAACGATTGCAGCCTAGATCTTGACGGCGCGGTGGTCACACTCGACGCGACAATCACCGCTGGCACCTGGAGGTTCGGCGGCGTTGGCACTGTGATTGATAACAGCGTTGGCGCGACAGTGGACACCACTGACTTGGTTTCCCCGCTATCTGTCGCTGATGCCACATGGGATGAACCTATGGCAGGACACACTATGGTGGGTACGTTTGGGAGTCATGTTAAGGCAAAGCTCTTAACATTCTCAAAATTTATTGGGCTAAGCTGATCTTTCAAGGTGCAGTCATGGTAGAAGTGCCAACATCCGAAGTCGTTCGCAGATTGGACGGCTTAGAAGAGAAACTCGATAGGGTTTCTGAAGCTATGCTAACTTTAGTCCGTGTAGAAGAGCGGCAAATACAAACCGCGCAGACTCTCGATAGAGTATGGCGGGCTGTAGAAGAACATGATAAAAGACTAAGCTCTGTAGAAACTAAATACAATACCCAAATTGCTGGTAACTTTTCAAAACAGGCCATGTGGGGCGTAATTGTTCTGTTGACTGGCGTGATTGGCTACTTAGTACAGATAAAATAGGTGCGATATGAAGGATAGGCTTATAGCATTTGTGAAGTCTCTACCGGGGCACGCTTCCGAAGTAATCGAACGTCCTAAACTATTTGTAGCGGGTATGATTATAGGGTTCCTCGTAGGTGTATCTCTGTAATGGAAGTTTCTGATAGGGGCTTAGCTCTAATATGTGAGTTTGAAGGTTTTCGAGAGAAAGCGTACAAATGCCCTGCGGGGGTATGGACTATTGGGTATGGGTCTACCCGCAACGTCTCCCCGGGGGATAGCATCACTGAAGAAGAGGCTCGTATCCGTATGCTCACTGAGTTGCAGGATTACGCAACTGCGGTTAGCCAAGCTTGTATTACCAGACTTAACCAGAACCAATTTGATGCCCTATGTAGTTTCGCCTACAACGTAGGTAGAACAGGTATGAAGGGCTCATCCGTAATCCGAGCTCATAACCGTGGGGATTACGAATCAGCGTCTCGGGCCTTCGCCCTTTGGAATAAAGCTGGAGGTAAGGTTTATAAGGGGCTTGTTCGCAGACGTGCGGCGGAAGCGGCGCTGTATCTAGAGCCCGTAAAATATGGGCTACTTGAACATCCCGTAGATTACATTGTGGACCCCCAGCTAAGTGACGATGCGCTCTTTAACCCTCAAGCTGTAGATAGGGAAAAACCTATTCGCAGCAGCAAAGTTACTAAAGGAGCTATCGCAGGTGGTGCGGTAGCTACTGCTTCATCCATAGCAGAGATAATCAGGACACTTGACAGTGTAAAACCTAATCTTGAAAGCTTAGGTTTTTGGCTGGCCCCCATGCTCCTGCTTTGCATAGCAGGTTTCTGTGGGTGGATTGTCTATGAGAAAATAATCCATAGGCGGGAAGGACGTGCTTAATGCCATTACCTCTCGCTTTCATATCTTTCTTAACCCCTAAAGTTCTGCTTACTCTCGGCGTAGTTGCGGTTCTTAGCTTTGTCGGGTGGAAAACATATTCTTCCGGGTATACGAACGGTAGTGCGATGATACAAATTCGCTTCGACCAGTATATACTCGTTCATCAAGAGGCCGCTATGGAGGCTAAAATAACCGCTGAGGCTCGGGAACGTGTACTTACCTCAGAGATCGTTCGTATCGAACGGGTGGCTAAGAATGAGAAAAGCGGGATTATTGGTAGGTATGAGTCTGCTCTTGCAGAGTTGCGCGAGCGCCCCGAACGTCCCGACCCCCGTGGTAATATCGGAGTGTCCGAAACTTCCACCTCTCCTACTGGATGCTCCGGAGCGGGATTGGCAAAAGGAGATGCGGAATTTCTTGCGGGGTACTCTGCCGACGCCGCCAAATTAAAATCGGCTTTGCAGCAATGCCTATCTGTGTATTCCTCTACTCGTGATTTAGTGAAATGATGTGGTGAAAAATGGACATATCTTTGTATAATCAGGCTCTACCTTACTGAGGGTGTAACTATGGCTAACGCGCTTTACGATTCGGCTCGGGGATCTTTCCTTAAAGGAGAGTTGGACTGGTTGAATAATACGTTTAAGGTTGTCCTTATCGACACCGCAAACTACTCGGTCACTCTTGCTGGGCATACCAATTTTGGTGACGTAAGTGGATCGGCTATTGTAGGCACAGCGGTTACTCTTACTAATACTACTGTCCAGACTAATGGTGCAGCAGATGCTGACGATGTCACCTTCACCACAGTTAGCGGGGCTTCAATCGAGGCTCTGGTTATCTATAAGGATGACCTGTCTGGTATTCCAGCTAACTTCCCACTAATTGCATATATAGACACGGCTACAGGTTTACCTATTACCCCTAACGGAGGCGATATCATCGTCACCTGGGATAACGGCACCAACCGTATATTCCGACTGTAATATGTAAATTCTGGGAGCGAGTGCATGGCTTTTAGTAGTTCTGTACCAGTTAGGTATTGGCGTATTGGTTGGGGACGTTCTGTCTCCGATACTAACTCCTATGCTTTCGAGATAGCCACTCTACAGTTATACGATTCTTCTGATACCCATCTAACGGCTTCGGGAGGGGCTACACCCCCTACAATAACCTTGTCGGGGTCCTCTACGGATGCGTATGACTTAGTAACTTACCCCCTATCGAATCTTACAGATGTAAATGAGACTACTCATGTAGCCCTGTATTCCACTGGTGTCCAGCTCGAAGAGCCTAGGTATGTAGAGTACGACTTCGGGGTAGGTAACGAAGTCCTGTTGGACTATTTCAAAATTGCGAACGTTACCAATGACGTCCAAGGACTCTATACAAATTGGATAGGGGACGGCGGAAACGCAGCCGGATGGGATCTGTTCGTCGGAGCTTCTGTCGACGGTACAGAATGGATGCTTCGATATTGGGCTCCTAAATTTTTGAAGAGTGGTTCTGCCGCAAGCACGCTCTATACTGTAGCTGGGAATGAAGTATCCAGCATTAATAATTACGGGCAAGGTCAGCTTAGAGTAGGAGGCGGCAATAGCACTGGTGCTATCTACGGTATTGTTTCGGAGGATGGGAGTGTTTATCCAAATCGTCCGGTCTTTCTGTATGACGACGCAACTGGCACCAAAATCGGTAACACTTTCACTGACCAGTATGGAGGCTACGCCTTCGGCGGCTTAGACATTAGTAGGGTCTATACCGTCGTATCCCGAGATTTCTCTGGCCCTCCGTACAAGAATGCGTTGATTTACGACCGTATCCAACCAGTTAACGCAGTCAATGCTAACGCCTCTCCTAATGCGTTTTTTGAACTGCGAAATAAAGCTGCAGACCTTATTAGCTTCTTCCACATTACGGGGGAGGACACAAATCAGGGGTCTACCGCCCAGAAATGGCTGTACCAGGGGAAGATGAGCGCCGGAGTTCTCATACGCGATCAATTTGATACTGGCGACATTACGACTAACAGATTTGAAGGGTCTCAGATAAAGACTGCTTTAGGGACGTACGCTAACGAGTGTAATTTCTTTTGGTTCCCCCATTACGCGAAGAATAATGGGGTTGAAGCGGCTTATCCTACTACGCAGGATTATATAGGCCTTGCCATGCCTCCTGATTTCCCCGGAGGCGACCGCACTTTGGGAGGCTCTGGCGACGCTTTTACTCTCGAACTATATGCGCAGATGCCTGAAACAGGTGAAGATGATGCTCATTACTTCTGGGGAGGGAACTCCCTAGGCAATGGAGCTTGGGTGGGTGGAGCCTCTCAATGGAGTGAATCAGTGATTCCTATGCCCGCCACTGCTCGGATCGAGCTGGGGGGTAATTCATCGGGGCACGGAAGAATCCGAATAGCTTTTTCCTACGGGGGATTGACTCCGACTGTAAGATTCGATACAGGGGTTAGCCATATACCTAATGGCGATATAGTACATATAACAGTAACCCATCTTAATAAGCAGGAATGCAAACTATACATAGACGGAGTCCTATACAGCACGGTTAGTTTAATAGGTACTGCGGACCTCTATACGTCCGGTCTTTCGACGAACGGTCTGGGCGCTGGGTCAATGACAGGCTTCTATGATCCTGGTCAAAACTATATTGTATCCAAATTCCTTGGTGAGCCATTAAGCCACATCGGCTCTAGCCTATTTATATTTGGGGAGGATTATGTGTCGTCACCCTACACCTCACGCCCCAATGGGCCCGGCGGAGCTTTTGGACATGCAGCTTGTTATGGGAGGGTGTATACCCAAGCCGAGGTTACGGATTTATATGACAGCATTGCGGACTGGAGCACTATGTATGTCGCTCCTGTATATGGGGGGTACTCCGGGGAGGTAGAGAAAGATACACCTGTTTGGTATTTCATAGGAGACCAGGCTACCACTGCACCCTTAGGTCTACTCGAACCTTCTCTTCTGGGATATCAAGGTACGCCTGCTCTGTTTGGCCCCAACGCCCCTACGGCTTTATCTACACCGCTTAGAGGTACTTCCCCCAGTTTTGGTGCGACCTCTGATAGGAATGGGTTCATCATCCAAAATGCGACTAATAATATGGGGGCGTGGTCTTTCGAGTGTTTTATTGAGATCACTCAATGGCCTGGTGCTACCGCGAATCTCCCTCGCATGACGCTTTATAGTAGCTATTGTTTTACGGACAAAGAAAACGACCCACCGACTCATTATCTGAACCATAGGCTTCTCTTATGGGATGATGACACATTGATCTATGAATATAGAGACGTGGATGGGGTGACCTTAACGCAGCTAACCTTTCCGGCATTCACGATGTCGCTTAACACTACTTACCACTTTTGCATCACTTTCGACCCCGCAGGGGACATTATTGTTTATTTAGACGGGGTAGCTGTCGACTCTGCCGCATCGCCGTTCCAATGGCAGTTTGGGGACAACATTTATGCCCCATTCTGGGAAGATTCCTCTTTTGGGCATCACTATGTACTAGGGCCACATTACCCTGATACCCTAATGGGTAATACATTTACAACCCGTACACTGGGGGTTAACGATTACGCCAATTGGCGTGGTAGATATAGTGACGTAGCTAGTTATGCTCACGTACTTCCTGCGGCTAGAGTTTTAGCGCACTATAACGCCAGAAACAGCTAATGTAGGACGGACATATGTCGCTACCGATAACGGGAGTAACGGTAGGAGATTCGTTCGCCCCAGGCAACAACCACTCCCTACTTAACTTTGGTCTGGGGTTCCTTCCTATAGGGATAGAGCCTCTCGCGGTTAGTAGCGTACGGCGGGTGGCCGACGCATCTATATTCATACCTGATTTTGATCATGTAGACGCCTCCTTAGATACCCCCCTACTTAACATCCACCTGGAGTTCGGACCTCCAGGGAGTCTCTATTTCTTTATCCCCTCATCTGTAGATCCATCTCTGGAACACCTTTTCGGTCTTCCGGTTATAGATCAAGAGTTCGGGATACAACCACCAGGTATACCCCCACCTCTAACATCCCACGGCATAGCCACGAGGGTTGTTTTCGGGGCAGAGCTTGGGGGTTTTACTGATTTCTTATTTGTAGATCCGTACACCTCGCCGTCGACCCTTAACGTCCCGTTCTATTTCGGACCTGGGTTAGTTATAGCGGGGGTGACGTTAGGCGACCAGTCTATATGGTTGGATCCTATAGAAGAGATCGAAGTACCCTTTGCGGTACTCGACGTTACTCTAGGGGACACATTTGGTCCGGGGCAATCCCGTGTTTCCGACCAGCCGCCTGTAGCTTTCTTATTCACTGGGCCTTATGAGCCCCAAGTTGGCAGCTCCATTGATCTCCCTTTTGGTGGGCTGCTCACTCAGTGGGTTTTGTATGCGGGGATTTCCTCCGAGCATACCGACGACAATCTTTCTAATGGCTTAATAGTATTAGAAAACTCTGCTTTTGCCCTAGCTGTCGAAGGCTTCGATTCTTCGGATGTGCAGCGGGGGGCCACACGTTTCTACTACTCCCTAGATGGCGAGGCGGGGCTATTAGAGTTTGTATTCGCCCAATCATATAACCCCGGCTCGGGCGTAGGGCAGTTTCCCCCAGCTCTAAACGTCCCGTTCTATTTTGCTTTCGAGCAAGTTTTAGGCCCAGGGGAGATAAACTCTCTCGAATTTGGCCCGATACTTATACCAGTAATCCAGCCTACTGGTATTGATTCTCTCGTTTTCGGCGTGACCTCCCTACCTGAGTTTATTAGGGATGTCTCTGTTGGCGACAGTATGTCTGTCGGAACGGGGACCTCTATTGCGCTAGAGGCAGATATAGAACTCGTCTCTGTTGGCGACACTGGTAGTTTCGGTCAAACAGTTGTTAAACCAGAATCTAGGTTCTTAGATGGTTCTGGGCACGACAGTCTAGTTCTGGGATTTGACCACGAGATATTCAACCTAGACCGGACTCTTGATTTCTTTGGGATGGAGCTGGACTCGTTACAGTTCGGTTCAGAGACAGCCCCTGATTTAGAACTCTTCGTTTCCCATTATGTCCGATACGTTGATTTATGGGTGGCGTCTTCTGGCGTACAAGATCTTCTGTTTGGTACGCAGTGGGTCAGTAATTACGAGCGATATCTTGAGCCGGATGGTTGGACCTCATGGACCTTGCCCTTCCTCCAGATCGGGCAGCACGACGTCGATTTCAAAACCAAGTACCTGTATCCAAATTCCGCTCCGTTTGAGGGGGTCGTATCTGACTCTCTGACGGTAGATCGCGGTGAGCAGTATCTACTTGGGATTGGCGGGATCTATGACTTTGGTATAGGTCTTCTGTCGGATCTCTACAATTTAACGAAGGAGATAGGCCCAGGAGTAACTCTCGGGGAACAGACATTGTGGATGATCCACAATGTCTACAACTCAGATCAGTATATAGAAGAGCCGTTCTGGGATACTTACACTTCTATAGAGTGGCCTAAGTTTGGCCCGGGGGATGTTCGTAACCGAAATCGAGTCATATCCCCTCCGGCTATGGTTCTTGCGGATTACTTCCTGTATGGCACGCCATACGTATTCAACAACGCAAGGCTTGTTGCCCCCGAAGGGTTTCTATTAGATCCTAATATCGAGCCTCGCTGGAACAGCGACCTGTTCGTATCGCATTACATACGCGAGCTGGACACACTCGGTTTCGATTCGTTCCGCCCAACTGGTTCCCCGTTTGGTACTTTAGTCTATAACTCATCCTTCCAATTCCTGATAGAGGGTTTCGACTCTTTAGGGCTATCTGACACCAATCGAGTTTTTGACCCAACACAGTTCTTGATCGGTGTAGGGAAGATAGACGGGTCAATATTCGGGACCGACTGGTTTAGCTTCAGCCCGAGATATGTAGACCTAACCCACCCGTTTAGCATTTATGGGATTTTTGACGGGACGTTCGGGGACAATACCGGTGACTTACGGGTATCTAACTACACGTACTATGTATATGCCGATTCCGTAGGAGACTCTTACAACCAGGGCTACCCTTGGGTAAGAGAAATTTTCAAGATAATTGGACCCTCCCCGGTCTTACCATCTTCAGACCCGTCTACTGGGTTACAGATCCACAACGATACCCTGCAGTTCTTCCCAACGGGTCTCTACTCCCTAGAGATACCTACCCTTATTTGGATATCTCATAGTCCTCGCGATATCGTGTTGGACTTCAGACACAGCATATCTCTGCTACCCCGTTTATTTGGGGATGCTTTCGTATCGAATAGGGACCGCACGATCTACGGAATTGGAGATATCCATTCTCTGAAGGTAGATCCGTTCACACTCGTATACATACAGGTTCCTGCTGGACCGTACACGTTCTATTTACGGTTAGATGACGGGGTTGGTTTTGGTATAGCGCCCTTACTTGATCCGTGGGGCTTGGCAGAGGTACGTAAACACCCCTCTGGGGTCGGGGATATTAACTCCTTGCTGATGGGGTCCCCTTCGTTTGTTGCACAGCAGATCTTACCGCTGTGGGATTGGCCATCTAGCCAATTCTCGTTCGGCACTCCTCTTTTTGGAGAGCCCCTGAACTTAATATCTGATGTATCTGTAGGTGCGTCGCAAGTTGCTTATGGAGACGTGGCTGTATCCCCCCATACCATATGGGCCCGTATCGACGCTCCGCAGCAAGCGCAGGATAACCATAGTGGGAACATTTTCCATGTTATAGATTCGGAATTATTTGATAGATCCCCTCCAAGAGAAGAGCCGCAGTTTGGTGCGGCTAATGTCTTCCTACCTGGGATTACTAGAACGCTTCTGATCTATCACAATGGATACAGCTCTGCGACCGGAATAGAGAACAGTTATGTAGATTATTGGGGGACTGCTTATCTGGATCTGTTTGATAGGAAGATCGAAGTAGACTCCCTGCCCAGCTCTTTGTTTGGATTCCCAGAGTTCCCAACCAAAAAAGTCCTCTTCGTACAGCCGATCTCCGATATTGGGCTAGGCGATGTGGAGCTATTCCAAGAACATGTCCCATATACGCAGGCCATTACTGGAGTGGGGTTAGATTCTTCTGTCTTCGGTGATACCGACATAGAACTCTTCAATAGAGCTCTACCTGTTACTGGTTGGGACTCAACTCTGTTCGGGAACAATAATCCTATGGTCTATCACTACCCGCGTGGGTTTACGGACGCTGGCGGGACAGATATGACAATATGGGGGACTGCTTGGGTTAGCCATTACACTAGATCTTTCGAGTTGGAAGGGTTCGATTCATTTACTACAGATTTCGATCCGATGGCGTTCGCCCAACGAGCTAGAGTACGCCACGGCACTACTCCGTTCCCCTTAAACCCTATTAATGATCTAAGCTTTGGAGATGTAGGTGTAAGAAATGATAGCCTACGGGTCACTGTATATCAGATCCCGCCACCCAGATGCATAGGAGAAGACGTGTATGTCCAGCATTAATCATCCAATGGACTGTTGTAGCGATTCGGGAGCGCATACTCCGGTGGTAGCTACTCAGTTCTACCATGATCTACCACCGCAGACCTTCTGTTGTATGACTAGGACAGCGTATACTCTAGTACGCCACGCTAAAAAAGAGCTGATTGGGGAGTCTCTGCAAGAATGGACTGACTTCTCCGAAGCAGAGCGGCATGATATGGCTAAGGCTATGAAGGATTATCTGTGTCAGGAGACTATTCCAGAGTCAGACCTCCATAAGCTAATGCATAGCTTTCTATATAAGCTTACTATCGCTCTATAGGTACATGACATACAATTTAGAATATGAAAAAGGTACACGCAAAACCGGTTAAACTCGGGCCTTGGGTGGCTGGGTATCAGAATATCTACGAACCCCCGCTAGCCCCTGAAAATACGCTAGTCGAGGCAGACAATATTCTTATAGAGACCGAAGGGGCTATATCCCCTCGGAAGGGATACACACCTGTTTCGACTAACGTGCATAGTTTATTTCGGTATGAAGGCCGTTCCTACGGGATTTTCAACAATACCGTATGTGAGTTGTTTAGCGGAAGTGCCAAACAACTATCTGATTTCGATGTAATAGGGAAAGTTACCTGGGGAGTTCTTAACGGAGACCCTGTATTCACTAATTCTTCTGTCTTAGCTAGAATAACTAACGATAAGGTTATCCGCATAGGGGTGGAGTTGCCGGTAGTAGATATATCGGTAGGTCCTATCTCTTCTACTAGCGTAGCCGTATCGTTTGTTAATAGCGAAGGGGAAGAAGGCCCTCTATCCCCCTTGTTTTCGGGAGGGGCTGTCCAAGATCCCGTAGACTCTACAGTAGCTTCGATGCGTATATATACAACTCAAGCTACTGCTGTAGAGACCGATGGAGAGGTGCAAACATACGCAGGAGATGTGTTGTATCTGGTAAGCGAAGTTGCCCCTGGATCCGCATCTATATCAGCTGATACATACGTGGGTGCGCCCATAGGGCGACCGGCTGATACCATTAATAAAGGGCGAATGCCTGGTGGCACCTACGTTAGGTATTGGAGAGGGCGTTTACTGGTTGCTAGAGGGCGTACCTTATTTTACTCAGATCCCTTACGATACGGATTATACGATCAGAGTGCGGGGTTCGTAACTTTTGAATCGCGTATAGATTTTGTTGAGTCGGTGGATTCTGGAGTGTTCGTTGGACTCCGTGGCAATGGAGTACACTTCTTAGCTGGAGATACCCCAAACCAATGGCAGCGGGTAAAATCGGCAACAGAATCGGCCCAACCTGGGGCTTCTATGTTAGTCCCTGCGGCTCAGATGAAACTTGAATTAACCGCAAAGCCAGAGTGGGTGGCGGTATGGTTTACTCACAGGGGTTTTGCACTAGGGCTTCCGTCTGGAAACGTGTTATATCCACAGGCGGATTTATTGAGCGGGCTTCCGCTCGGGAATGGGTCTATTCATTTCGATGACGACCGATTAATTGTTCTGTCTCAATGAGGGACTGGTTATGAGAATTACGAAAGAGATTACGCAGTTCGTTGAGAACGGCGATTTTGAGGCTTCCGATGAAGGGATCATTATCCATCGTGGCATTTTGGCCAAGGGTAAGTATACCCACAGCATAAACGGCGAAGCTCTACAATGCGATCACAATTTAATACCTACTGAAGGTATCGCAAGCATCCTGTCTGTAGCGTTTGGCGCAGATACTCAGATTACGGCTTGGTATCTCGCTGTGTTTTCTGGAGCTGTGACTCCTGCTGCTAACTGGACTGCGGCTAACTTCACCGCTAATTCCAGCGAAATCACTAGCAATACCGAAGGTTACAGCGACGCTACTCGCCCCGCTTGGACTCCTGGTGCGGTAGCTGCTGGAGTAATCGGTAATCTCGCCAGTAAAGCTACGTTCAACATTATATGTACTACAAGCGTGAATATCGCTGGTGCGGGCTTATTGAGTACCAATACCAAGGGCGGCACTACCGGTGTATTAGCATCTGCTACTCGCTTTGCTAGCACTCGGCAGGTCTACAATGGGGATGCGTTCGAGCTCGGGTATGAGATTGAGCTGCAAGATACCTAATGGCGGGTTTTTCCGGACGGGTGCTCCTTGAAGGCAACTTTGAAGAGGCGAATCGTCTCGTCCGAGATTGCATAGAGCTAGCCAATACGTTGCAGGCTTGGAAAGAGATGCAAGGGCTCCCGTCTGTTACCCGCACATTCAATCTGAGTGGCGGCGCATATGTTGTAGTAGGGCTCCTTCAACATCAGCAAGCGATGAGGATAACTGTCCCTGTAGCTCATACTTTTAATCTCCCTGATCTCTTTGTAGATCCAAAGAGTATAGATACGACAGGGGTTATGGATGTTATCAGTGGGAAGGTAACTAACGGGCGGATAGATCTGGAAGAGGCTACTTTCCCAGATCCGGATAACCCCGGTCAAGATCTCACGCAGGAGTATGAACTCTTACAGGGTTTCATACCTACTACCCCAACAGCTAGTAGGTATACCGGTGAAGAACGGCGACTCAGGCTTGCTGTCAAGGAGCCTGATATATTCAAGCCCCCTGGTCCACCGGGTGTTGTTATCTATTCGCAATACTCCCGAGTTGCTTCGTCCTGCTATAGCGGGGCTATGCGTAGACTTGTCCAACTTCTCTTTGGAGTAGGTACACCCACGCTCCCAATATGGGAACAGAGGTGGATGGAGCAGGAAGAGAAAGCTCCGCTGAGTAGTGAGGTCATTTTGGATGATAGTCTCGGCGGGGACGATGAACTTGTAGCGAGTGCTTTCGGGCTATACGACGACCAATCCCCGTCAATAGCCCTAGCTTATGACTACCGGTTTAGCAAAACCCACGGAGTGTCTTTCGATATTGAAGATAAACCTTGGCTAATCGAAATATCTTCAAGTGGCGTTTTTGCTACGAAGCTTGGGATGGACCCAGTTTCTCTATCTGTAGAGGGTAGGGCTCGATACCTTGACGTATCCCCAGAGCTATCTAGTTTCTTCGATGAGTTCGGGGGGTTCCCTACTTTTAATAGCTTCCCCGTAGGTGAAGATCGTACTTTGTATGAAAAAGCCGGGGAGGTTGTAGAGCTTCTTTCTTCCACGGACATGGGGGATTTCTACGGCAAAAGCGCTTTTTCATCAGAAGTGGGGTGGTCATTCGATGATGCGGGTAAAGAGGCCCATAACTGTTGTACAGGGTCTGAAGGTGGTTTAGGTACAGGCGAGCACTACGCCATAAAGTTAGGGCTAGAGGGCGAAACTCTCCCAGAATTAGGAGGATCTCGGGCCGAGTTAGCCGCGCTTATCCCTAATGCGAAGCCGTGGGAGGTGAACAAATGTCGACGGATGAGCGAGATATCCGCTAAAAGCATCGTAGAGACCTTCGCTAATGACACGGAGGCTGGCCTCCAGCAGTTTCATGATCTGCAAGTTACCCCTACGCTCGTTTTCAATTGCTCATTGATACAGAAGTCTAAGGGGATCCTATTCCACCCTAGCTCTCCCGCAGGACAACCGCAGATAAAATTCTACGAGCCGATGTATGACCCTCCCGGACTAATCTCCTGGGACTTCTCCCCTCATGATATCGGTGCTTACACCGAGACAAGTGATGGCCCTATGTTTGTCACCCATGTAGGTAACGACTTAGACATAGTTAGGTATGCGTCAGACTTCAGGCCACGCTCAATTCCGGAAGCAGAAGATAGTAGACAGCCATGCCAGTTTACAGGGGGGTGGGCGTACACAACTTATGGGGGCACTCCGTATCTTGCGGGGAGTTTCTATAGTAACCGGTGGGATTTTCGCGAGGAGATTACCCCCGATACTGTTGTCACGAATTATAACGGGACTCCTATCGGAGTTAGAGGTTCTTTTGGCCCTTCCGTATTCTTTGGGACCTGTTTTTACGCGAACAGTAGCTCTCATTTTGGCGTCGATTGGAGTACTAACGGCACCACTGGTAGGTCGCTAACTGTTTCAGTAGCTATCCCGGCACATACCCGGGAGGCGTACTATATGACTAAGATAGATACGACAAACTCAGCCAGCGCATCTAATGGATTCTTTACAGAGAGCACTGCAGGACCCCAACAACAATTTTGGAAGCTATTTAACTACGCGTTTCATTGGAACGGCACCGGGTGCCCTTCTACTTCTACTTTACCCGGGGGGATAAACGCAGGAAGCGTAGGCTGCGTTGCCAAGAAGTTCAATGAGTGGGATGTACCTTCATGTGTGTCGGATCCTATCCCCGGAGATATACAGTATAGCGTCTGCCCTGCTAATAGTTTTGAACCGGGGCCACTAACTATATCCGCCCCATTATGGGGTGACGTAATAGCTGGAGGGGTCGTTAGCTTCGGGGATTTTGTAGATATATCACCGTGGACAAACCATTCGATAGTAGATCAGACTAAACATTCTTGGCAAGTTAATTTAATGACAGATACCGTAGGGGGGATCATTACTAAAGAAGGCACTCATATCGGTGTCCCTTTATATGATGTTCTCAGCAATTGGTGGACTCAGCAATCTCCACAGGGGCCGCTTGACGTAGCCTTCATAGCTCTGACCAGTTCTAGTTTGGGTGGTAATGTAACTAATTACTTAGATGATATGAACCACTCTACCTGGCAAGTTAAGCACGAAGGCTCCCCTCTAGAGATGCATGGTATAGAAGACGGGCTCGCCTATACGGCCTATACAGGAGTTATTGAATAATGCCTATAGTAGTTGAAGACGTACTAGAAGTAGCCCTGCTTGTAGAGCGGGAGCCTAGAAGCGTATGGGTGTTTGCTCCTGAAAGGGATGTTGCTGAGTTAGTAGACGGAGTCCGTCTGCACGCTATAGCCGCATTGACCGAAGTGGGGGAGCTAAACGACTCAACGGTAGACTCGTTTGCGGCCATCTCTAGTGAAACTGCTCTGCTTGCAGATTCCCACGAGCAGACCATCGTATTTACGCGAACTGCTACTGAAACAGTCGAAGTAGATGACACTGCGACTGCGGGTATAAGGATACAGCATGACGAGAGGGAAGTAGGGGAGCTGAACGACTCCTCGGGCGGCACAGCCCTCGTTGTATTGTCAGAATCGGCCCTGCTGCTCGATTCAACAACTATATCTCAGACCCACTCTCTTTCTCTCCGTGATACTGGAGAGTTAGAGAGCCAGCTATATTGGCCTCTATCTGTAAATGTAGATGAAGTAGCCGAAGCTAATGACAACGTTAGTTTCTTTACTACTACCTCTGTTTCTTTACGGGAGACAGCTCTTCTATCGGACTCTATACAGGAAGACACCAATACTTCCGTTGTTTTACGTGAAATCGGCAAGCTTGCGGACAGTGTTGCTAATGTATTAACCACCAATGGCGACCTCCGAGATAAGTTCTACTCTGCAGATAACCCTGTTCCACCCTCGTATGGAAGAGCATATACTTGTTCTATAGTTAATTGGGCCATGTCTCTATATTCTAATTACCCATTCTTGACTATGGCGGGCAATCTGGCGGC